ATTAGCTAATGCAAATCTAGCACCAGAAGTTTTAGAGCTACAACTATCTGATGGTTCAAGACTAGGTGATAATGTAGATGTTATAAAAGGTTTTGCAAAGATAGCTAACATGCTTTCTGAAGATAAAATATTATCTACTGAGTCTGAAAACATGGATAAATCTGAAGATATACAAACAGAAATAGATCAGATTATGAATGATAAGAATGGTCCATATTGGAACAAGTCACATCCTAATCACGATAAAGTTGTTCAACAAGTATATACCATGAGAGAAATGTTAGATGGCAGCAAGTGATCATCTTAATGATGAAGAGTTAAGACTTGAGATTTTAAGAATTGTCAAAGAAACTGGTACTGAATTTCAGAAACAAGACCCCTTGCCAATCTGTGAAAATTATTATAAATGGATAAAAGGTAAGACAATTCGTAAGAACCTTGCTGACAAGAAGGAATAGACTCTAGTCTAAAAGACTCTAAATCCAAGAGATGCCTACGAAGGTGGATAACTTCTCTGATTGTTTAATACTAACATAACAATGGGAGACTAATATGTCATCACAAATAACAACAGCATTTGTGCAGCAGTATTCTGCTAACATTCAAATGTTGTCTCAACAAATGGGATCGTTATTAAGAGACAAAGTTCGTCTTGAATCTATTGTCGGTAAAAATGCTTTCTTCGATCAAGTCGGAAAAGTAACTGCTGTTTTAAAAACTAGCAGACATGCTGACACTCCACAGATCGACACTCCACATGCGAGAAGAAGAGTATCTCTTGCGGATTACGAATTTGCGGATTTAATAGATCAACAAGATAAAGTGAGACTCTTGATAGACCCGACTTCATCTTATGCTCAAGCTGCTGCTATGGCAATGGGTAGAGCTATGGATGATGTAGTAATATCGGCTGCTTTGGGAACTGCGTTCACAGGCGAAACTGGTTCTACATCAACAGTATTACCTTCAACACAAAAAATCGTTGAGTCTGGTACTGCTGGTTTAACTATTGCGAAGTTAAGAACTGCAAAAGAAAAGTTCGACTTAGCAAGTGTAGACCCATCAATCGCAAGATTTATCGTGGTTTCACCAAGACAGATAACCGATCTATTAGGAACAACTGAAGTAACAAGTTCTGATTTCAACACAGTTAAAGCATTAGCTAATGGTGAAATCAACTCGTTCTTAGGTTTTAACTTTATAGTATCAAACAGACTATCTATTGCATCTTCTAAAAGGAAGTGTATCGCATTTGCACAAGATGGTATTGCATTAGCTGTTGGTAAAGATGTTCAAGCTAGAATAGACGAAAGAGCTGACAAATCTTACGCAACACAGGTGTACTACTGTATGTCAATCGGTGCTACTAGAATGGAAGAAGAAAAAGTAGTAGAAGTTCAAGCACACGAAGCGTAATAGAAGGAGATAAATAATTATGGCAAATTCAATTCAACAAGCGAAAATTGCTGCAACTCCTTCTGAGAAGGTAAAGACTAACGAACTTGCTGGTAGAGTAAGAGTAGCCTTTGCTGAATACGAAGCGAGTGCAGAGCAATCAACAATACACATGTTTAGTTTACCAAATGGAGCTAGAATCCTTAGTGGTAGACTTGCACATGATGCACTAGGTTCATCAACTACATTATCAGTTGGTCACAATGAGTACATTGACTCTTCAGAGTCAACTGTTGCGGCTGATGTTGATGAGTTCAAAGCGGCTGCTTCTTCAGCATCTGCATCATCTGCTGCTGTTGCAACAACAATAGCTTTAGGTGAGAACTCAGTTGTGAATGCGAATAAGGATGGTATCCCAGTTTCTGTAACTTTAGCAGGAGCTAATGGTACTGGAACTATTCAGTTGCACATGACTTATGTTATTGACTAATAACTAGATAAGATAGGGGAGAAATCCCCTATCTTTTTTTTTAAAATTATTTTATAAGGACACATGGCATCAGTAGTTGACATTTGTAACACAGCGTTAAATCAGTTAGGAGCATCAACAATATTAACTCTTACTGAAGATTCTAAGAACGCAAGACTATGTAATGCTAGATATACTCAGATAAGAGATGCAGTATTCAGATCGCATCCTTTTAATTGTTTACAAAAAAGAGTAGAGCTTTCATCTTCAACAACAACTCCTGCATGGGGTTACAGTTTTCAATATGATTTACCCGGTGATTGTTTAAGATTACTTAGAATATTAGATTATGATTCAGATCATAAGGTAGAGGGTAGATCAATATTATCAAATAATTCTTCAATGAAAATATTATACATATCAAGAATTACAGACCCCAATCAATATGATGAATTATTAAGAGAAACAATATCAGCAGCTTTGGCAGCAGATATAGCATACGCCATTACATCTAATAATACTACACAACAAAACATGATAGCTCTTTATCAAGACAAACTAAGAGATGCTAGATTTGTAGATTCAACAGAGGGATATAATACTACTCAAGAAGATGGAATGACAGATGTCATTGATGCTGGTACATTTATAAACTCAAGGTTTTAATAAATGGCTAGGGTAGCTGCACAACTTACAAACTTCACAGCAGGTGAGTTATCACCTAGATTAGATGGTCGTAATGATCTATCTAAATATCCAGCAGGATGTAAAACTCTTGAGAATATGGTTATTTACCCACATGGAGCAGCAGCTCGTAGACCGGGTACACAATTTATATCAGAAGTAAAAACATCATCTGCTTCTACAAGATTGATACCTTTTGAATTTTCTACAGTACAAACTTATATACTAGAGTTTGGCAATCAATACATAAGAGTTTACAAAGACAAAGGACAGGTGCTTTCAGGTGGAGCTGGTTCATCACCAGTAGAAATATCAACACCATATCTAACTGCACAACTGTTTGATATTAAGTTCGCACAATCTGCCGATGTTATGTATATAACACATCCGAGCCATGCAACAAGAAAGCTATCAAGAACAGGTCATACATCTTGGACATTGACAGAAGTCGATTTTACTAATGGTCCATTCTTAGATACCAACTCATCAACTACAACTTTACAACCATCTGGTACATCAGGCTCTGTAACTATAACAGCTTCTGCAAGTACATTTGTTTCTACAGATGTTGGAAGGTTAGTTCGTATAGGTGATGGGATTGCAAAGATTACAAACTTTGGATCAGCAACATCTGTTACCGCAACAACATCTACAAACTTTGCAAATACAAATGCAGTTACAGATTGGAACTTAGGTGCATTTTCAACAACAACAGGTTTTCCATCTTGCGTAACATTTTTTGAACAAAGATTGGTATTCGCTGCAACACTCAACAATCCACAAACAATTTACTTTTCAAAGTCTGGTGATTATGAAAATATGGATGCGAATATTGGCGGAACTGTGGCAGATGATGATGCTATTGTATACACCATCGCATCAAACCAAGTTAATGCTATAAGATTTCTTTCACCAACAAGAACTTTAATTATTGGTACAGCAGGTGGTGAGTTTGCTGTTTATGGGGGTGGAGACAACGATGCAATCACGCCAACTAATATTATAATTAAAAAACAATCAAACTTTGGTGGTGCAAATGTAGATGCTGTGCCTGTAGGTAACGCTACACTATTTTTACAAAGAGCTAGAAGAAAAATAAGAGAACTAGCTTATAACTTTGATGTTGATGGATATATTGCACCTGATCTAACTATCCTTGCAGAACATATTACTGAAGGTGGTATCACACAAATGGCATATCAAGAAGAGCCTCTTGCAATTATATATGCGGTAAGAGGTGATGGTGAGTTAGTTGCATTAACTTATCAAAGAGATCAACAAGTTGTTGCTTGGCATAGACATATATTTGGTGGTGCTTTTGGAACTGGTAAAGCTGTTTGTGAAAGTGTTGCTGTCATTCCTACAGATTCTGATGAGTATGAAACTTATGTAATTGTAAAAAGAACAATCAATGGTGCAACAAAAAGATATGTAGAAGTTTTAAATACTTTTGATTTTACAGAAACAGATAATACAACATTTAATTTTTTAGATAGTCAAATAAACTTTGATGGTGTTTCTACAACATTAAATGGTGATATTACAAATTCTGCAACAACTATAGCTTTAACAGATGCAAGTTCTTTTAATAGTGCAGGTAAAATAAAAATAAATAATGAGATCATAGCTTACACAGGTAAATCAACAAACAATCTTACAGGATGTACTAGAGGTCAAAACTCGACTACTGCTGCTGCACATACATCTGGTGATACAGTAGATCAAGTAGTTGAAACAGTTTCAGGTCTTACACACCTTGAAGGACAAACAGTTTCTATATTAGCTGATGGTGCAACGCACCCAACAAAGGTTGTAAGTTCGGGTGCTATAAGTTTGAATAGAGCAGCTAAAAAAGTAAAAGTAGGTCTTAAATTTGACTCTGTATTACAAACTATGAGAATAGATGCAGGTTCACAGAATGGAACATCACAAGGTAAAACAAAAAGAATATATGAAGTTACTGTTAGATTGTTTGAAACTGTTGGTGTTGAAGTCGGACCAGACTTAAACAACATGGAAAGAATACCATTTAGAACTTCTGCAAATCCTATGGATCAAGGTATTGCACCATTTACAGGTGATAAAGAAGTTGAATTTAGAGGAAACTACGATACAGATGGTTTTATATTTGTAAGGCAAACTCAACCTTTACCTTTGACCATTTTATCGTTATACCCAAGATTAGTGACAAATGATGGATAAACTACTACATATAGTGCCTTATACTGCGGAGCATGGACAGTTTATATTATCCTGTCAAATGAATCATAAGGTATTAGAACCAGACAAACATTACATAAATATAGAAGGTAATGCTAAAAATTTAGAACAAGATCATTTATCTTTTACTGGTTTGGTTGGTAAGAAACCTATCTTTGCTGCTGGTATGAAAATGATATGGGGTCAAGTAGCTGAAGGTTGGGTAATAGCAACTCAAGATGTTTGGGATTATCCATTGAGTGTAGCAAAAGCTATTAGAAAAGATTTTGCAAGAGTTGCAAAAGAAAATAATATTGTAAGAGTACAAACTGCAATCAGAAAAGACTTTCAACAAGGTCAAAGATTTGCAGAGTGGCTTGGATTAGAAAACGAAGGATTGATGAAAAAATTTGGATTTGATGGATCAGACCAATACAGATATGCGAGGATATTCTAATGGGAGCAGCAACACCTTTTGTAGTAGGAGCTACAGCTTTAGCTGGTTTTCAACAAGCTGGTGCTATCGGTAATTTTAATAGAGATGTAGCAAATAGAAATGCTTTAGTAAAAGAACAAGAAGCAAAAATATTAGATGACAAACTTGCTCTTGAACTTGGTCAATTTGATAAAAGTTTTAGAAAATTACAAGGAAGTCAAAAAGTAAGAACTTTAAAATCAGGTGCAGAATTTTCTGGAACAGCTAGAAATATACAACTTTCAAATTTATATGAAGCTGAACTTGAAAGAAATATTAGAAAATATAATACAGATATTGGAAAACTCAGAAAATTTGAAGAAGCAAATTTTGCAAGAATATCTGGTGATATGGCTAAAATGAGTTCAAGGATGCAACAAATTAATATACTTTCTTCTGCTGGACAAAGTTTATTAAGTATGGGAGAATATAGTGCCTAAGATACCTACATTTCAATCTGAATCAACAATCACATCTGAAGGTTCTAGTGTTCAAACTAATTTACAAATTAGTCCATCTCAAAATATTTTTACAGCTACAAAACCATTAACTGATTTTGTAACACAACAATATATAAAAGAAAAAAAATTAGAAGAACAAAACAAGGTAGATAAGTTAATAGCTGATTCTTATAAAGATAATGAAAATGGACCAGTAGGTTTCCTTACACTCTCTAGTGAAACAGGAAAAAATCCTATACCTTCAGAGGCTTCTAATAATTATGATTCTGGTGTTAATAATCTTTATGATTATTTAACATCAACAAAAGGACAAAATTTAAGTAGATTTGGAAAACAAATTTTCAAAACTAAATTTTACTCATCTGCAAATCAGTTGAAGGCTAATGCTTTATTAGAATCAAGAAAGGCACAGTTTAAAGAATCATCAGATATTGATAATGATTTTATAACACAAAAAGTTATTGCTTATTCTGCACTTCCAAATGGAACTGGTTTATCTCTTGCCTTTCAAGATATAGATACAAGAATAGATCAAAATGATTTTTACAAAGATCAACCTCAGTTAAAAGAAGAAGTAAGAAAGAAATATAAAGAGTTTGCTGCGTCAGGTATAGCTGAAAGATTGTTATTAAATAATCCATCATTATTAAAAAAACAAATACTTGATGGTGTTTACAATGATCTCTCATCAGATGCACTTATTGAACTTTCTACAAAAGCTGATCTACAAATAAAAGATCAAAAGTTTTCTTCACTTACAAATGCAATATCATTAGTTGGTTTAGGAGATGTTTCTCCAAATGCTTTAAAACAAATAGTTTCAGAAACACTATCAGGTAATTTTGCTGGTGATAAAAATTTACAAAGTATTTACAATTCTTTAACAGATACAGAGAAAAAAGAATTTAGAACATTTACAATTAAAAAAGCTAGAGAAAAAAGAAATGAATTATTGTTTGAAGTTCAAGCAGCAGACGCTGCTATAAAACTTACAACAGCAGAAAATTTTGATAAAGCTCTTAATAATGCTGATGTAAAAACAGGTATTGATCAAAAAGTAATTCAAAATATCTTTAGTGGAAATTTAGATGCTCAGACTCAAATGACAGACTTAAATACAAAAATTATTGATAATGCAGAGCAAGGTATATCAATCATATCTGATTACGATTCAAATAACGCTATATCAGCTTTGATAGCTACAGATAAAATTAACAATGCTACAGATAGATTTATTCTACCGGGAGAAAACACACCAAGATCAATAGTTGAAAGATATGGAAGTGAAACAGATTTTGATGATCTAAATTATTATAAAAATATATTGTTGCAACAAAATCAAAATCCTGAGCTATTCAAAAAAACATTTGCACCTTTTCAAAGTTTTTTAAATGAAACAAAAAATTTAATAAGCACAGAAGTAATAAAAATTCTTGATCCTAAAAGTTATAATAATGATTTAAAAAGATTTAAAGATGATATGTATATTTTATATAATAAAGGTATAGAGGAAGGTAAGTCACCATTAGAGTTATTAGATTATAAAAATAAAAATTATATTGGTAAAGATTATATTCAATATCAAACAGATAAAAATAAAATATTTAAAAATATGATGGACAATATTCCAAAAAAAGAAATTGATGAAAATTTAAAAAGATTACCAAATGAAACTCCATCAGAGTATCTTAAAAGAATTGGTGAAAACTAATGGCAGATTTAAAAACTCAAGTAGAGCAACTAGAACAAGGTGGTTTTAGTCAAGTAGAAATAGATAATTGGAAACAAGAAAAAGTAGAACAATTAAAAGAAGGTGGATTTTCTGCTGATGAAATAGCTAAAGATTTTGGATTTGAACCTGTTGATAAAAAAGCTATACAAAAAATTTACAAAGAAGATATAGGACTACCTAGAATTTTAGATTATGATGAAGTAGAGGAAGTACAAAAAAACAATCCTGATGATTATTCTTTAATTGAAGATGCCGTTGGTAAAAAACTAGACAATGTATCTGCAAGAATACAAGCTGGTTGGAATTCAGGTGTTATAGATTTGATTCAAGAAGCTCATGGTATTCCAAATATAGATGGAACAAAAGAAGATGGAAAATTTTTTAATGTTGATTTTCAAGATACAGGATTTCTTGAAAGAAATCTTACAAATGCTGCTAGAATAGCAAAAGACTTACCTTTATATATGGGAGTTGGGATACCAATAGGTTTTGCAACTCGTTCACCTAATGCTAGTGTTTTTGCATCAGGAACTGTTGTTGGTTCTATTAGAGAAACATACATGACTATGAGGCAGAATGGTCAAGTGGCTAATTGGGATAATTTTTGGGAGATATTTAGAAATGAAGGAATTAAAGCAGGACTAAAAGAAGGAACACAGCTTACTGCTGCTGCAAAACTTGGATCACTAAGTAATAATTTTTTACCTAAATTAGTTGGAAGGATTGCAGGTTTTGAAGGATCAGGTGCTATAATTGAGAGAGAACTACCAAGTAAAGATCAACTGATTGATTCTGTAATTTTATTTAGTGCATTTGGTTTAGCAGAAAGTGGAGCAAAAAAAGTTCCTAATATAATAAAAAAAACTAACAGAGATGCTGTTGATTTATCTGCTGACTATAAATTAGAAAAATCTGTAAAACAAGATTTGGCAAGTAAAAATATAGAAATACCAAGAGCTATTAAAAGAACAGTAGAGGAAATTACTGGAAAGAAAATAAAACTTGATGAAAAATTTTTGGAGGGTTTAGAATTTCCTGAAGCTGTAAAATTAATATTATCTAAAACTAAATTTGAAAAACCAAAAGATGTTCAGAATGTAAGAGACACATTAACAAGATTATTTATTGATAGACTACATCCCATTTTGAGAATGGTTAGAAGAGTAGAAAATACAAAAAATACTAAAGGTCAATTAAATGTTTATGAGCAGTTTAGAATATTAGTTGGTATGACAAATAGAGCAGGAACTTTTATTGATAGAGCAACTCAGACAATTAATTTAGAAAATAAAGGTAAATCTTTTAAACAAATTTTAGAGCCATTGAAATTTGATGGTAAAAAAAAATTAAATGAAAAAGGTATTAAAAAACAATATGCTGAACTCAATGCTTATTTAATTGCAAGAAGAGCTTTAGAATATGAAAGAAGAGGTTTTGAACATCCATTTGATTCTAAAGCAGCTAAGGAAACAATTAAAATATTAAAAGATAAATATGATCCTATTGCAAAAGAGATTGATATTTACAATAAACAACTTCTTGAATATGCAAGAGATTTAAAATTAATTGATAAAAAAACATTTGATGCAATGGTTGAAGCGAACAAAAGCTATGTTCCATTTGCAAGAGTTATGGAAACTGTTGCAGGAGAAAAGCCATCTCCTTATGGAGGAACAGCAAATCCATTCAAAAGAGTAAAGGGTGATAAAGCTCTTGATGTTTTTGATCCTATTGAAACCATATATTCTAATACTTTTAAAATTGTAAAACTTGCAGAAAGAAATAATGCTTTAATAAAATTTTTCGATTTTGTAGAAAAAAATAAATCTTCATTTCCTGATATTAATAAAAAGATAGAAACAAGACAGACAAAAATAGAAAGAAAAGAATTAGAAAAAATTTTAGACGATCCATCTGTGATAAGTGATGTTGCTATTGAAAACTTTAAAGTATTTAGAAAATCATTTGTAAAACCAGATGGTTCTTCAGTTACAGTATATCGTAATGGTAAGTTTGAAGTTTGGGATGTTGGTAAAGAATTAGCTGATGCAATGAAAGATTTTAATCCAAGAGAGATAGGAGTTATAGTAAAAGCAATAGGAACTCCTGCTAGACTTCTTCGTGCAGGTGCAACTACATCACCCGACTTTGTTTTTTCAAACATCGCAAGAGATACAGTTCTTGCACCTGTATTTAGTAAAAGTGGATTTGTACCTATATGGAGTTCTTTTGAGGGAGCTTTAACAATGTTTCTTGGTAAAACAGGTATGAGTAAAAAGGCAAAGAAAATGATGCAAGATTGGGAGAAGTCAGGTGGTATGCAATCTACTTTAGTTTCACTAGATAGAATGGTTAGAGATAAAGGTGCATTTGAAATGTTAAATGGACAACAAATAAGAAATAAAATTTTTAATCCAATAGAAATATTAAGAACATTATCAGAGATTGGTGAAAACATAACAAGATTAGGTGAATTTCAAAAAGCCTATAAAAAAGCAGGTAAAGAAGGATTAAAAGGTAGAGAACAATTAGAAAGAGCAGGTTTTGAATCAAGAGATATTACAATAGATTATGCAAAAATGGGTGCATACATGAAGGGTATAAATGCAGTATCTGCTTTTTACAATGCAAGAGTTCAAGGTTATGTAAAAATATATGATGGTTTTACTCAAAGACCGGGAAGAGCAATAGCAACAATTACAGCAGGTGTGATAATTCCATCTGTTTATTTTTGGTTGGCAAACAGAGATAACGAAGTTTATCAAAGACAACCACAATGGGTAAAAGATAATTATTGGGTTGTTGTGGTTGGTGATACACCTTATAGAATACCAAAACCTTTTGATATTGGAGTTGTATTTGGTACAGGTATGGAACAGTTTTTAGATTGGTGGGAAGGTAATGATGCAAATGCAAAAAATGACATACAAAGATTTATTACAGAGTTTGTTGGAACACAGTTAAGAAACTTAAATCCTTTGCCAACAATATTAGTTCCTCCTGTAGAACAAGCAACAAATTTTAGCATATTTAAAAACAGACCATTAGTTCCTGATTATATGGATAGAGAGTTATTAGGACCATATCAATTTAATCCGTATACAACAGAATCATCAAAGCTCTTATCAAGAACATTAGCAGCGATTATTGGAGATCATAATGCTCCATCACCTATAGTTGTTGATAATTATATTAGAGGTTGGACAGGTGGATTGGGTAATTATTTTATGATGGGATTAGATAAAGCATTGATTGAAACTGGTATAATAGACGATCCTATAAGACCAACAGACTCCTTGACAAAAATACCGGGATTGAGAGCATTTAATTTAAGAGATCCAAGTTTACAATCAGAATTTATTACAGATTTTTATGATGAATATAATAAATATAAAAAATATAAACCAACTATTGATAAGCTAAAAAAGGAAGGAAACTTCAAAGAAGCAGCAAAATTAACAAAAAGAAAAAAATTAGTAGATCAAAATATAGCTGTTTTAGAGAGATACAAACAAGTTTTAGACCAACATAATGAATACATAAGAAAGGCTTTTAATATGAAAGATATGGATAAAGATCAGAAACAACAGGTTATTGATGATATGGTTTTTATGATGATAAAAATATCAAAAGAAGCCTTAAAAATATTGTATTATGAACAAGATAATGATAATTGATGAATTAACAGAATAGTATATAGAGGATTTATGACAGTATCAACAACGATAATAAAATCATCACATAATGGTAATGGCTCAACTACAACCTTTGCCTATGCTTTTAAAATATTACAGGATTCAGACTTAGTTGTAATAATTCGTAACAATTCTACAGGAACAGAAACAACCAAAACTTTAACGACTCATTATACTGTTAGCGGAGCTGGTGATGCTTCAGGAGGAAGTATAACTTTTACTTCTGGCAATATACCTGCAAATGGCGAAACAGTAGTAATTAGAAGAAATGTTCCGCAAACACAGGTGATAGACTATATCGCCAATGATCCATTCCCTGCGGAATCTCACGAAGAGGGTTTGGATCGTGCAACCATGATTGCACAACAAGTATCTGAAGAAGCTGATAGATCAATCAAACTTTCAAGAACAAATACGATGACATCTACAGAATTTACTGTGGGTGCAACAGACAGAGCAAACAAAATTTTAGCATTTGATGGTTCAGGTGAAATATCTGTTACGCAAGAACTAGG